TTGAGGGCTCAGGGTATCCCAATCTATGAGTCACCCCGCTCAGTTTATAAGGTTGAGAAACTCTACACCGCGTTAGCCAAGTATGAGCCAGGGAGAATTGAGTCACCCATCAAGGATGCTCATCTCACGCACGGTATAAAGCTCGCACATACTTGTTTTGGAAGGCCTAGTCATGTACCTGAGTTGGACATTTTGCCATTCACTGCCAAGACAGTGGCTAGCATAACGACTAATAAGCAAGCATCAGCTGGATTGACTGCTTTGGGCGTCACAAAGGCTGAGGCGATGACTAGAGCACTAGAGCGTGGGCTTCAGGTGTTAAGTGGTGAAAAGGTTCCAGAACCCTGCCTTGCGTTTAAGAGAACGCAGGCTAACGACAAAACAAGGTTAGTATGGGGTTATCCCTATGCAATGACCGCGATTGAAGGTTTAATTGCTAGACCTCTAATCGACCTGTTCCTTAATTCGAACACACCTATGGCGTTTGGTACACGCACGTTCGCATTAGGGTCGAAGCTTCGTGTAGCATCATATCACAGTAAGTTTGCCTATTCAATAGACATGTCTTCGTATGATGCATCTATTTCCGCATTCCTCATTCATAAAGCGTTTGAGGTTTTGCGAACTTGGTTTGACCAAGACCAAGTTGAACCTGTCTCTGGTAGGAGTGTAAGATATATCTTCGACCAGATTGAAAGGTACTTCATCCATACCCCAATTGTCATGCCTGATGGAAACATCTATATAGGTAAAAGACATGGGGTTCCGTCTGGGTCCTACTTTACGCAGATGATTGATAGCATTGTCAATGTGATTATCGCCGGAACAATATCTCACCGTTTTTCGATGCATGTATCGAGACGTGAAATTTTTGTTCTTGGAGATGATCTACTTATGTGGTCAGATCGTGAGATGTCTCTCGAAAAGATCTCATCCTTTGCTTCATCATACTTTGGAGTAGAATTTAATTATAAGAAGTCACAGAGATTTCTTTATAATGAACCCATTCACTATCTGGGTAGATGGTGGGACAAAGGTGTTCCTACCATTGACACCAAGGAGATCATCGAACATATGGTTAGTCCCGAGCGATTCAGGAAGTATTCCAAAGATGAACAGGAGGCTAAATACCAAGTTGCGATGGTTATCACCTCATATGCTAGTGTCTATGAGGATGGGTGGTCCATTGCTAAGAAGTGTTATGGTTCTGACCTATGGAATCGACAAGGTTCACAATCTGTAGACGTACCTGTCTACTATCACCAAGGACGCTCACGAGAGTTGAATCCCAACTACCTTAGTGGATTGGACAGATACCTAAGGATGTATGTGAGATCCCAATCTCATGGTGATATTCCTGTCACTGCGTTTCAGTTCTGGCTCTGATACGCAAATCAGG